TCCAAATATGAACCATATTCTTTCAGGTATTCGTTCATGGCGCGTTTCTCTTCCTCCAGTTGTTCCTTATTCACATTGGAGGTCGATTGCTCTCGTTTAACGTATGAATTGACCAAAGCGGTACGGATCTCCACAGTCTGCTCTTTGCTTAGTTTGCCGCCTTGCGCGTCTTTCCATTCTTTCTCCTTGGCGAGTATGGCTGCGATCTCATTGTCATAGTCAAGATAAATTTGGGCAATCTTCTTGTCGGATCCTTCTTTCATCAAGTCGATTTCGGACTGTTGATTTTGACGGCGGAAGGAAAGAAGTTCGTTAGCCAATTTCTTCTGTTGCTTGATTTGATTTTCAGCATTCTTATCTTTTTTATTTGAACTGGAGTATTTGTCTATTTGATCCTGAGCCTCCTGTATCTGTTTGGTATATTCATTCCATTCTTTTGAATTTTTCTTAGAAATATCCAAAGCATCACGAGCAACTTTAGCATCTTTTTTCAGCTTTTCCCAGTAGGATTTATTCCTTGTTTCTTCCTTTGTAGTTTCAGTTTTTGTCTCTGATAATTTTCTTTTGAAATCATCTAATGCTTTTTGTTGACGTTTAAGATATGCCTCTTCTTCTGCAATAGCTTTATTATTGTTGACTGTTAATGGTACTCCCGTTGATGGTGACACACCTATAAGCCTCCCATTTTCTTCTCGCAACCTCTTTAATCTCGAAATAGATTCATCTATATTCCGGATATAGGAATCATAAGTATTTGTGTCACGCTCTTTGTTTAATAGCTTATTTGCCTCCGCTAAATCAAGTACAGCTAACTCTTCCCGTTTATATGCTCCTGTTATAGCAGGTGATAGTTTTTGTAATTGTTCATAAGCGGATATTTTAGCTAATTCCGTTTCTGCCTCATCTTGCATTACACGTATTAATGATTCAACTTTATTCTTTCGTTCTTCCTCACGTTGAATCATCTTATCCTGTTCTTCGTTGAATCGTTTTTGCGCTTTTTCTGCCGAAGTGATACTTGTAGACATAGCCAACATTGTAGCGGAAAGTCCTGCAACCACCGTAGCGAGTGCAACGTATGGATTGGTTATCATAGCTGCATTTAATGCTAATTGAGCCTTACGAGCTAATATGCGAGCATTAGTAAGCCCTATCTCAACAATAGTATGTTTACTTTCAGCTGCTGTTACAAGCATTACCGCTGTACGATATGTTCCGTATGTTGCGATCAGACCGACAAGTACCTTTCCAATAGTTTCATAGTTATTTATCAAAGAAGTGGTTGTTTGAATCCCTTTTATTATTACATCTTCCGACTTTTGTCCCAATTCATTAAAAACACCATCCATTGCATCTTGCATCATTGACAACTGGCCATTGATAGTCCTTGAAGCGTTCTCTGACATCTGATAGAACTTTCCGCCTGCGCTTGTAGCGTCAATAAACGCCTGTTGTACCATTTCTGCGGAAATTGCTCCATTGGACATTTCTTCTTTAAGTGCAGCAATAGATTTTCCTGTTTTGTCAGACATGATTTGTAACGGATTGAATCCGGCATTAATCATCTGATTAAGATCTTGCCCCATCAACTTTCCTGCTGCCGACATTTGAGAGAAAGCCAACGTAAGCGAGTTAAACCTTTGGGTATCTCCCATAGAGACATCGCCAATAGCCTGTAAATAACGTGGTACTTTCTCGACCTCGATATTAAAGCCTAACATCATCTGCGTAGCTTGGGTTACATCCGAAAACTCTAACGGAGAAATCTTAGCATATTCACGTACTTGCGACATAAGCGCATCCGCTTTTTCCTTGCTTCCCAACAAGGTTTGAATAGCCGTATCTGCGGCTTGGAACTCGCCACGCACACGGATAATTTCAGAACCCAACGCTTTCAACACACCTACCCCACCGATAACAGCCAATACCTTCTTCCAAGAAATAGCAATACCGTTATTGCTCTCTACTACCTCTTTAGCATCGTCTTTATAAAGGGCATATTCGTCACGAAGTTTCTTTACAGACAGACGTGCCCCAGCTTGTTGTTGTGTCAAGTCGAACAAAACTGCCTTCTCTTCATCCAAAGCCTTACGTACAGCATTATATTCTTCCAATTTCTTATTAGCGGACAATGGATTTCTTTTCAATGCGATGCGATAGGCTTCACCAAGGCGTTTTACATCCGCTTCTATGCCTTTAATTACCGACTTTTGAGCGATAATCTTTTCTGAGAACCCGTTTACAACTTGCGAGGCATCAAATATTTTCTTTTTAAAACCTTGATTTATCTCATTACCAGCACGTACAGCTGAAACGACAAGAGAATCCAATTCTTTCGTGTTTTTAGCTAATTGGGCTTCCATCGCACGGAAAGTAGCTGGAGATGTATTGCCATCCATCCCAGAAATAGTAGATTTCAGCTTATCTATCTCTTCCCGTAACTTAATGACTTTTTGATAGTCTGCTTCTATGTGAAACGCTAATTTGGGCATACATCAATGTTTTGGATAAAAGTACATTAGACAAATGAAGTAGTAGAATTTTATGAGAATAGATACATGACAATGGAAAGATTGTCGTGAATATAGAATCATGCTCCTCTTTTTTGTCTCATAAGATCCTTTCCCGACATCTTTTTTACTTCAGTTTTCTCTTTGTCCTCATAGACAGCCCTCGGTTTATCAGCACTCATCAAGAGCAAAAGAAGATAAGGAAGATCCTCATACACCTCCCTGTAAGAAAGGTTCAAATTTTCCATGAATAAGGTAATACTTCCTACGATGGTATTGCCTCCTACTACTTGGGTTTTACTATCAGATTTGCCAGCTCCATCGCTAACTGGCAGACTACGAAAAAATCACGTCCGGTTATTAACTCAAAAGCGACAAAATACGCTTGCAATAATTCTTCTTTAGAACCTGAAAGCATCTGCCGTTCGAGGCTTTCAGCTCTTTTTTGATAATTCGGGACATCACCAACCACCAAGAATGAAAGTCCCTTGACGATATTCTCCAAATTGACAGGAGCAACCTTCATTAATTCCCGCACAGTGCCATTTTCCGGTAAATCGACCTTACTTAAATATTGGGTAGCCCTCATTATCACTTTGATAGAAGGAGCTTTGATTACATATACTGTTCCCCCTACAACAATAGCTTTTCCATAAGTACCGGAAAGTAACTCTGATATGTTTTTTGAAACCTCACTCATAGTTTAAATATTAGAGGGTGATTGCTCACCCTCGTCATTAACTTATCCACCCAAAGTTGTATCCTCCCCGTCTTCCCAGCGCTCAATAGGAACGCCGGCTTTGGTTGGTTTCAACGCCGTAAAAACAAGGGCTAAGCCAATTGCTTTTTCATTCGCTTTACCAGAAGCAGAAACACCGGCACGAGGAAAAATAATTTTCACACCATCTTCAGTTGTGGCACGGACGGTAAACTCTTTACTCTCTACATGGTCGGCACGCTCCCATGTGCCCGGCTTACTCTCTGACCCCGCCGTAAACTTACCACCTTGGAATTTAGCCTTAGTCTCAAGATCATACATACCAATAGAAGCATTGATCTTAACCGCACCCGGCTTTTTAGAGGAATAATAGGTATTTCCAGCTACATCTTTGTAATCCTTAACCTCCGGATCTTCATCCTCATAAGTGAAGGTGTCCTCATGAACTACCGGGACTTCTTCAAAAACAGAACCTTCGGCACCACCAGCCCCGATCGGCGCAACCTCCAGCTTCTGAAGGTTTACCACCACAATTTTTTTATTCTCTGCCATAACTATTTTACATTTAAAACTTCAAACAAAACACTAACATTCACATAATGACACTTTAAAGCAGTGTCCGCTTCCGTTCCTATATTATAGATAGAATAGCGATAAAAAGAACCATTATAGGAACCTGTACTCCTTAATATCTTCATAGCTTGTCTTTCAAGCTCATTCAGTCGGATAGAGTTCGCTTCATTATCGCTTAAATTGGGTACACATAGATTCACTTCTGCGAAAGACTTCTTCCAATACTTTCCCGGCTGTTGTTTCTTCGTGTGGATAACGATTCTTTCAGAGGTCAATTCACCCGTCAGCGTTTCCCCTGCTGGTACTATACCTATCCCGAAAGCCTTGCAATCCCGATAGAGAATGTTTCCTATGTCAGTAGTTACTATCATTTCACTATCTCCCAGTCTTCGGCAAAAACATCACTGATAGACGGCACCCACGAATCGGCACGACCGGTATTCTCATTGTAGATAAGACACTGGCTTGTATAGTCAATGAATCCTTTGCCTTTCAGAATAAGGTCTTTTGCTGATTGCGGAAGAGATTGCATCTTAGGGATAATGTCGCTATCAATGTGTGCCGGAACTTGCTTGATGACAAACAATCCTTTACCATTCCAACCTTTTCTACGGATTGCAAAACCAGCACATAACAAAGAGATTGCACTTCCAAAATACAGACTTTCACAACGAACATTGTTTCCCTCCATTTTGGGATAACGAAGATTGAGAATATGCTGATACCCTTGCATAATTCCAACTTGGGCGTAAAGCATCGCTTGGAAATCACTGTCAAGCTCATCGAACTTATCACTAAGGATAAAGTTCTTCAACTTCGTAAGTCTGTCGGTCAGTTCTCTACCTTCAATAAGTATGCGGTCAGATGGTGTATCAGCAACCATATATGCCTTTTCAAACACATCTTTAGGCGACCAGCTTTCGTATCCGTCTTCATAACGAACATGATAACCTTCATCGTCAAAATTTTCCGTTGACGGCTTTTCTCTAAGAAGATGTTTTCCCCACGCATCACCTCTTGTCATAGGTTCTGCTTCAATCTGTTTTGTTCCAATGTACTTTTTCATTTTTCAAATTCTTCTTTTAATCGTTTCTCCGCATGAAGAGCGGCACCACTTAAAACATCATACCCTTTAGATTCTACGAATGATGCGTATTCCGCTTCGTTTTTCAGTGTCAAACCATCTTTATCGACATCGTAATCATTGGACGTTCTCAAAGTGAGTGTATGGTCTTGATAATCCCCATGTTCCTCTGCGTACTTCACGGCTTCA